TCCAACTATAAGAAAACCAATGAGTTACACTCTATAATCTAAAGCAATACTCTAACTAGTTACACTTAGAGGTATACTTTAAGTAAAAAGCCTAAAATGCTGGTAATTAACGACTTAACGAATAGGGGGTGGGTAAAGAATAAGCGTTTCGGTTGTAAGTCCCTACCCTTCAAATATATATATAATCCCCTCCCTAAACATTTCTCATACGATTATTCGACTCATTATCAATCAGTTACGCATACTTGCTTAAACAGATGCTTTAATGGAAGCGGTTCTATATGATTAAGCTATGCGGTCTAAGTTGCTGGGAATCAATAGGATGCGGTATAGACTTAAAGTGATGCTTTAAGCAAAAATCTTATGCAAAAAGGGGCGCGTGAGAATCCTGAGGTTTGAGACTCTGTCGGAAGCGGGGTGGGCTCTTTGGGGGCCCCACCCTCGTTTACGATGTAGATATTATTCCTATATGACGGAGTCTTTGGCGAAGGTACAACAAAAAAATGAGAAAGTCAATAGCTGTTATAACACCTATCTACTGTGTTGGATGTATGCGTATATTTGTCATTATGAAGTCCAAGCGTTACTATGATGCCAATCCGAAGGCTAAGGCTAAGAAGAAGGCCTATGATACGGAGTACCAATCCTCAGAGGAGAGGAAGAAGTACAGGGCTGAACTGAACCGCCTCCGTAGAAAGGCTGGGAGGTATGGCAATGGGGATGGGATGGATTATGACCATACAGAGAAGAAGTTCATCTCCGCATCTAGAAACAGAGCCAAGAAGTGACACTACAGGAACTCTTTGAGAAGTCTTATGCTGGTCTTACCGATAAGGGGGATACGCACGACTACATCAATGGATACTACCAAGAGGAATTTAAGGACAAGAGGGATGCTGCTTTAAGCATCCTTGAGATTGGTGTCTTTGAAGGAGGCTCTATGATGATGTTTTCTGAGTGGATGCCCAATGCTACTATGGAAGGTATAGATATCAATACCCCTAGGTTTATGGCTAAGAACACCTACATAGGTGATGCGTACTGCCAGCATACGGTATCAAGGTATCAGGACGGACATTACGACTATATTATTGATGATGGCCCCCATACTCTGGAGAGCATGATGTATGCTATAAGGCACTATACATCAAAGCTAAAAGAAGGCGGTAAGCTTATCATAGAGGACGTCCGTAATATCAGCTGGTGTGATGACCTCAGGGCCGCAGCGATGGAAAAAGGCTTGATAAAATTTACTATTTTTGACCTTCGAAGCAACAAGAACAGGTACGATGATATACTTGTAGAAATTGTGAAACTATGAAAGCTAAGAAGTATATGGATGGTGGCATTGGCCCCAAAGGACGTAAAGGAAAGGGCGCTGGTAAGGCTACTTCTGAATACGAGAAGCAAAGAGAGCTAAAGCGTAAGGAGGCCGAAGAAAGGGCCCAGACGGTTCGTGCTCAACGTGCCTATAGCTCAGCACAGCGTGCAGAGGCAATGGGCGAGTCCGAACGCGCTCAGCGTATTCGTGAGGCAGCTACCACCCGTGGTATTCCTGTTTCTTCTGCTCAATCTGGTATGATGGGTGTTGCAGGTCCCGGTGCAAGCATCGAGGCTTCTATTGCTCGTAGACCAAAAGGCGTATCTCAAGGTGTGGAGATGAAAAGAACACCGCTTCCTCAAGTAAGTGGTTCTGATAAGGCTGCTGAAATCTCTAAGAAGGTTGGCCTCTATACGATGGAGGATGCCAAGAAGAGAGGCATCAAGCTCAAGTACGGCGGCAAGATGAAGAAGATGAAATAAAAAAAGGGGGCTCAGGCCCCCTTTCTTATTCTGCTTCGTAGATGTAGAAGCGTTTAAAGTCAAATCCCCGTGCGGAGAGAATCTCGTAGTCTCCCACCTCGCGTGTTACGAATAGGAGTCCCTGACGGTTTACCCAGCGAGAGGTGATGCGGTTCTTTAAGATGGTCTTTTTAAAGTCGATGTACTGGGAGTCTTTAATCTCGTACATATCAAACGTGATACCATTGTCGTCAATCTCCTGCGTTACGGTGTAGGAGAATCCCTGTAGGAACTTAGGTGGTTCGGTGGCTCCGAGTTGTGCTGCGACAACTAAAAGGAGGGCTAGAAATTTGTTTCTCATAATTACTTAAATTTGATTCGTTGAAACAAGTATACGAAATACGGATACCGGTTGTCAAGTTTTTTGCGAAAAAAAATTATGAAAGCTAAGAAAGAACCTAAGAAGAAGTACTCTACGATGCCTCAAACCCCAGAGGAGATGAAGGCATTCAAAGAGATGATGCGCAAGAAGAAGAATGAGATTACATCTCCAGTGGGTGGTGAAGCTCAGCGCACTAAGTACGAGGAGCGCTTTATGAAGATTAAGGATAAGTTCCAGAAGGGCGGAAAGGTAAAGAAGTGATGAAAGCTAAGAAGTCACCATCTAAGGTTATGGTAAAGGCTCCTTCTGGATATCATTGGATGTCCGAGAAGGGTCGCTATTATCTAATGCCCCACGAAGGTAAATTCACTCCCCACGAGAATGCATCCCTAGAGATGCCCTTTAAGGTGAAAAGGTCCCACCCCAATTGATAGGCTCATCGCCTTCCATCTTTCTATAGAACTTAGCAACCATCATCCTGCCCTTCTGGGTTAATGCATAGCGCACCCTATAGTTGTATTTGGTCTCCTCCCTGAATATCTGCTCCTCATAGGTCTTTCCCGGACTAAGCTTATCGAAATGCTTATAGGCGTATCCCTTTCTAACGAGCGGGTATAACAGGCGTAACTCTAGCTTATGGTGGCTACGTCTATACATCTTAGCGGCGTGCTCGATGGTGAAGAAGTCGTGGTCATAGAAGAACAACATAAAGAGCATCTCTGATTGAGTGACGTCATAATTGCTTGCAACGTCCTTCATTACGATGTCAAAACTCTTTAAGTAGTTGGCTTTGATGCTATCAGGCTTAGACATAGAGAAGTCTCTAAACATCTTAGTCCTGTCCATTCGGCTCTTAGGCATTGAATTAAAAGTTATATTTGTAACAAAATTAAGGATATATGGCTACGCTCACAGGTCAAAAAATAAAAGACGCATACCAAACGCTTCTTAAGCTAGAATCAGGAACGCTAACGGGCTCTACAAAGATTGTAGAAGATGGCGCAGGAAACGACAGCGCACTGAAGCTTTCTACCACCGAGGTGGAGGTAGACGGTGCATTGACCTTTACCAGTGCTCCCCCCGCGTCAGCCACTGAACTAACCGCCTTATTGATTGACGGCGCAACAAATGATGTTGTAACACGCGAATTGAATGCCATTGCTTTCACCGGTGGTGTAAGCGTAGCAACGCCCATTGTTCTTTCAGGAGGTAATGTAACGCTTGATGATGCGGCGAATCTCTCACAGCTAACAAGCAGCGCTTCCGATGATAAGTTCCTGCTTTGGGATGAGAGCGCCAGCGTATGGAAATACATCAGCTATCAGAACCTTTACAATATTATCGCTCCCCAAACATATATCCCATCTCCTATCGTCGTTGGAAGGGTTAATCCTGCTGTTGTGGCTAGCACAACCCCTAGACACTTACAGTATGCTCTTGATGGCTCATCGGATGCAGATTCAATCTCTATCGGAAATGCTATTGGTGGGTATTACAACTGGGACAACACCAACGGAACAAGAAGTGGTGTTCAGGTTATTGAGGATGGAACGTACCGTGTAGACATCTCCCTTGAGGTTGATACAACGACTTCTAATACAGACCTCACCATTGAGGTTCTACTTAACGGGACGGTAGAGATGAAGGCAACAAGAACGGGAACAAACGTAGGTATTAACACGACTTCCTTCTTCCAGACTATTACGGCAAATGGAGGAGATGTCCTATCTGTTCGTGTTACTCGCGGCGCATCGGGAGCTTGCAGCATCACCCTAAATTCAATCGTTGAGTTTCAAAAGCTATAATCCGTATCTTTAAGATATGGACAACGACAGGGAAAAAAGAGTAGAGTTCTTTATCGCGCTAAGAGATAAGATAGATGAGATTTCTGACCTTGTCGATAAGTATGAATATAGGGAAAAGTTTGTCTCTGCCTTTATCTTCGGGATATCTCAGGATATAGAAGAGGGAGATAAGCAAATGAATATCCAAGCGATTACCGGGATGACGGTCATCGACGAGGACGAACTAGATGCTGTCCTTGCCCATCTTTATAATCAGTACGCTCCTGACGAACAGGATTCTACAGATATAAATTTTTGGCTTAACTTCGGGGACCCCGGACAAGCATAGGGTAAATATAAATTGAAATGGAACTTATTAGAAAGATTGTCGTGGGCATCAACCCCAAAGACGCTATGGCTTATTTTATTGGTCAACGTGCAGGGGACGCTAGTATTGATGCAATCCTATTAGACAAAACATATTTCCACAATACTGGAAAACGTAGATACTTAATTTATATCTCTAACGAAAATTCAGGGACAATGCTCTGGAAGACGGTTGAAGATATGCCTTGTTTAATTGAATATGATTGTAATTTCTAATGCGCTCACTAAGACACTATTTGGTTCGCATACCTAACCGTTTCAAGGAAACCATTAAGGTAGGCGATAAGGAACTCTATTTGGATGCCAAGTTCAATGAGTTCGAATATCGATTTATGGAAGGGGAGGTTATAGCTATCCCTGAGAAGTTTGATTTCCCCGTTAAAAAGGGAGACACTCTTTACTTCCATCACCACGTGGTAATGAACCCACCTCAGGTGATAGATAAGAGTCGAGATATCTACTATGTCACCATCAACGAAGCGGAGCCCATCCTCTCTCAGGCTTATGCGTTTAAATGCGCAGAGACGGGAGACATAGTACCGCTTCAGAACTGGGTATTCCTAAAGCCTGTTGAGCAGGAGAAGGAGATGAAAAGCGATATCTTACATATCTATAGAACAGAAGAAGAGCCCAATAAAGAGGGTGAGGTAGCATTTGATTCAGAGGCCCTCACTGATATGGGGCTGAAGAAGGGGGACCGCGTCTTCTTTCAGAAGGATGCCGACTACGAGATGGAAATCGATGGCAATAAATATTGGCGGATGAATACAAGCTTTCTGACCTATGCGAAAGTTCACAACGATTGATGCCGCCAAACGATTGCTTTCTTCGATGGAGACAGCCATCGACAATATGATTGAAGAGATAAAGAAGCCAGTGGACCAAGAGCTAAGCGGTTCGCAGAGAAAGGCTGAACTTCAATCTATCAAGCAGACGGCAGTAGACGCTCGCGAGTTACTACAAGAAAGACAGCGGCTAGAGGAGATGATTCGAGACTTGTCGGATTCTGGAGAAATAGCAGAGCAAAAAGACTTTAAAGGAGGCTTTGCAGAAAGGTACAGCAAATAATGGCTGGCCTTGTAGTAAAGGATAAAGAGGTCCTTATTAATATCTGTCAGAATGGGACGCAGGGGGAGGTTATTGAAATATCCAACCTATCCATCCAGCTTCCCAAGCAGCCAGCAAAGAAAGACATCCTCTTTTATGACCTTCCAAAGAAGAATCAATACTGGAAGAGAAGCGAGCTTCCTAGGGAGCTTTCTCAGATACGGTCTATGGATGAGTGGTATGAATCACCACGTGAATTCAGGGAGAAGCATTCCGCCTATATCGAAGAGGAGTTTAAGCGCCGAAGAAACGGTGTATGGTTCTATAATAATGGTGTTCCAACATATATTACCGGTCACCACTATATGTTCCTCCAGTGGAGTAAGATTGATATTGGATACCCAAGCTTTCTGGACTTCCAGCGCAAGCTGTTCATTCATATGGCTGCCTGTGAGAACGACCCACGTTCTTTAGGTCAGGTATACACCAAGTGTCGTCGTTCAGGCTATACCAATATGTGTAGTGCTGTATTGGTAGATGAGGCCACCCAGATAAAGGATAAGCTTCTAGGCATTATGTCCAAGACGGGAACAGACGCTCAGGAGAACATCTTCATGAAGAAGGTAGTGGCCATCTTTAGAAGCTACCCTTTCTTCTTTAAGCCCATCCAAGATGGTACCACCAACCCAAGGATGGAACTTGCATTCCGGGAGCCATCAAAGAGGATTACTAAGAAGAACAAAACGACCCAGACAGGCGAGGCCCTCAATAGCATCATCAACTGGAAGAACACCACCAATAATGCCTATGACGGTGAGAAGCTTCATATCCTATATCTTGACGAATCTGGCAAATGGGAAAAGCCTACCGACATACGTGAGTCTTGGCGTATCCATAGAACCTGCTTGCTGGTAGGTAGGAAGATTGTAGGAAAAGCCCTTGTGGGAAGCACAGTAAACCCATTAGACAAAGGAGGAAGACAGTACCGCGACCTTTATCATTCTTCAGACCCTAATGACAGAAATGAAAACGGAAGAACTAAAAGCGGTTTGTATTCCATCTTCATTCCCGCCTATGAGGCGCTAGAGGGATTCTTTGACAGATATGGAAACCCCATCATTGACGACCCTGAGGAACCTATCATTGGAGATGGAGGGGACATCATAAGCATCGGGGCGAAGACCTTCTTGAAAAATGAACGCAAGGCCCTTGTCAATGACAGCTATGAGCTTAACGAGGTAATCCGTCAGTTTCCTTTTGTAGAGGATGAGGCCTTCCGCGATTCAGCGAAATCTAGCCTGTTTAATATCGGTAAGATATACGAGCAGATTCAGTACAATATGGACCTCTTTCCGAATCCTGTTGTAATTGGCAACTTTGTATGGGCCAATGGGATTCAGGACAGCAAGGTTATTTTCAATCCGGACATCAATGGACGCTGGAGAGTATGCTGGATGCCCCCTGAACCGCTTCAAAATCTAGAGCGTATAGAAGGAGGAAAGAGAGTAGCTCCTAATGAATTCCTAGGTTGTGGAGGCGTTGACTCCTATGATATTGACGCCACGGTAGATGGACGCGGTTCAAAAGGAGCCTGTCACCTCTACAATAAATTCAATATGGAGCACCCCGGAAATATGTTCGTGGCGGAATATGCCTCTCGTCCTCCATTGGCTAAAATCTTCTATGAAGATGTCTTGATGGCAACTAAGTTTTACGGCTATCCCCTGCTGATAGAAAACAACAAATACGGAATCGCAAGATACTTTGAATCAAGGGGTTACGATGGATACCTTTTAGACAGGCCCGCACACCTTGGTGTTGTTTCTGGCGTCAAGACAAAAGGCATACCGTCAAACTCTCAAGATATCATTCAGGCTCACGCCCAAGCTATTGAGGCCTATATCCATAGCCACGTGGGGATGAATGAAGATGCTGCCACGATGGGAAGAATGTACTTCGATAGAACCCTTGAAGACTGGATTAATTTCCGCATCGATGACCGTACAAAATTTGACTTGTCCATTAGCTCAGGGCTTGCTCTTTTAGCGGCCCAAAAGGTTGCCGTAGAACGCAAAAAATCTAATTTCGAAGAGAAAGTCTTCTTCCGGAGGTATAAAACCGCCCGTGGCTAAAATTTGTATATTTGCCCATATAATATAGATTAGCTAACACTATGGATTATAATGGGATAACAAATACAGAGTCTACTTTTCCCGACCCGTTAGCGAGTTATGAAAAAAAGGTATCAAAAGCATATGGCCTTAAATATGCTAAAGCCATTTTTTCTGAATGGGGTTCTTTAGATTCTGAAACTTCTCTTTATCGAAGAAGATTTAGAGAGTTTGAAACATCGAGAGACTATGCCAATGGTACTCAAGATACTACCAAGTATATGGATATCTTGTCCTCTTTGAACCCGAACAATGGAGACGGTTCATTGCTGAATATCGACTGGTCTCCGGTACCCATCATCCCCAAGTTCGTAAAGATTGTCGTCAATAAGATTCTTTCTGCCGCCCCCTATCCACAGGTAGAGGCTATCGACCCCCTCTCTAGAAACGAGAAGGACATAGAAAAGAATAAGCTTCTTGTTCGTATTGAGAACAAGCAGATGATTATGGAGGCAAAGAACTCCGGTCTGGATGTAGACATTGACCCCGCTACTTTGCCGGATACGAGCGAGGAAGCGGAAATCTTCCTAGAGACGAACGTAAAGACAGACGCTGAAGTAGCTGCTCAGATTGCTACTCAGATGACCCTTTCTTGGAATGACTATGACGAGCGTACTCACCGTCGGTGCGTAGAAGACTTGGTTACTTGCGGTATGGCTGTTGTCAAGAGAAGCAATGACCCCAACTACGGAATCTCTACTGAATATGTAGACCCTGCTAGATTCATTCACTCTTTTACGGAAGACCCCAACCTTTCTGATGTTGTATACGCTGGACACATCAAGCGTATGAGTATCGCCGAGCTTAAGCGCATTGCCGGCAATCAATTTACGGAGGAAGAGTACGAGGCTATCGCTATGTCTGTTCGTAATAAATACGCCAACAATCCCAATCGTTTTGCTGATTCTCGCTACGATTCAGGAATGGATACCTACCACTACGGATATGACGAATATGCCATTGAAGTTCTTGACTTTGAATTCCTCTCTGTAGATAGTATGATTTTCGAGAAGAAAGAGTCTAGATATGGAAACATCGGATTCTACTTCAAGGGAAGAGAATACAAGCCTCAGACCAATAGTGTTTATGACCGCGAGCCTGTATATATGTATAACTCAACGCTTTACGGCGGTACGTATATCATCGGTTGCGATAAGATTTTTAACTACGGAGCCAAGAAGAATGTACCTAAGAACGTACACGACCTGACTAAGACGCGCCTCTCCTATAGCGCCATTGCCGTCAATATGCGTCGTATGATTCCTAAGT